CTAGCTACGGGTGGTGGATGTATAGCTATATCTACTCCTTATGGTACTGGTAATTGGTTCCATAAAACCTGGACTAAAGCACAATCAGGAGAAAATAAGTTTATTCCTATTAAATTACCTTGGACAGTTCACCCCGAAAGAACACAAGCATGGAGGGATGAACAAGACGGATTACTAGGACCTAGAAACGCAGCACAAGAGTGTGATTGTGACTTTACAACCTCAGGTGACACTGTAATCGAACCTCCAATACTAAATTTTTATATAGAATCCTTTATGAAGGAACCTATGGATAAAAGAGGTGTTGATGGTTCACTTTGGATTTGGGAAATACCTGATTATTCTAGACAATATGCTGTGATAGCTGACGTAGCTAGAGGTGATGGTAAAGACTTTTCAACATTTCATATTATAGATGTAGCTGAAGCAAAACAAGTTGGAGAATTTAAACAACAATTACCAACTCGTGACTTTGGTAATTTATTAGTTGCTATAGCTACTGAATACAATGATGCCCTATTAGTAATTGAAAATGCAAACGTAGGATGGGCTGTAATTCAACAAGTTATTGAACGTGGATACCAAAACCTATATTATTCTCCTAAAATGGATATTGGATTAGGTAATGTTGAACAATATCTTACTAAATTTGAAAATGGTCAAGGTATGGTTCCTGGATTTACTACATCAGTAAAGACAAGACCACTTGTTATCTCAAAGATGGTGTCGTATATTCACGAGAAGGCATGTGTTATACAATCTAAACGCACGCTTGAGGAATTAAGAACATTTGTTTGGAAAAATGGTAAAGCTCAAGCATTAGATGGTTATAATGATGACTTGGTAATGGCTTGGGGTATAGGAATGTTTTTAAGAGATACGGCTTTACAATTTAGACAACAAGGTCTTGATATGGCTCGTGCTTCAATTAACAGCATTTATAGAACAGGCACAACTGTTGCTCCTGTTTATTCTCCTAATGGTGGAAACTATGTACCAAACCCTTATCAGATGGATTTACCTCATGATCAAACAGAAAATATAAACTGGTTGTTAGGTTAATAAATATTTATATAATATATAATAATAAAATATGGCTGAAACATTTTTAGGTAGACTTAAAAAGCTGTTCTCAACAGACGTTGTAATTAGAAACGTAGGAGGAGACCAGCTCAAAGTAATGGATACAGATAATATCCAGAGCTTGGGAGTTCTACAAACAAATTCAGTGTATGATCGCTATGCCCGTTTATACACCACATCAGGGGGTTATAATTATAACCTTTCTCAACAACTTAATTATCCTACTACACGTATTCAATTATATGCTGATTATGAGGCAATGGATACAGATGCTATTTGTGCATCTGCACTTGATATTGTAGCAGACGAATGTACTTTACGAAATGAAAATGGTGAAGTATTACAAATTAGAAGTAGTGACGAAACAATTCAAAGAATTTTATACAACTTGTTCTATGATGTATTGAATATTGAATTCAATTTATGGTCATGGACAAGAAACATGTGTAAGTATGGTGATTTCTATCTTAAATTAGAAATTAGTGAAAAATTTGGTGTGTATGGTGTTATACCTTTTTCTGCTTATAATATTTTAAGAGAAGAAGGTTATGAGAGTGATTTTAACTATTTACCTTATGGTAGAAGTTATTTAGAACCAGGACGTAAATTATATAAGCAATTAGTGTTAATGGAAGATGCGATGTTAATCCATCGTATTGTTCGTGCCCCAGAAAAAAGAGTATTCTATGTTAACGTTGGTAACATTCCACCAAATGAGGTAGAAGGTTACATGCAAAAAATGATTAACAAGATGAAGAAAACTCCAGTTGTTGACCCTCAAACTGGTCAATATAACTTGAGATATAACATGCAGAACGTACTTGAGGATTTCTATATCCCAGTTCGTGGTGGTGACCAAACAACTAAAATCGATACTACAAAGGGTCTTGAATACGCTGCTATTGAAGACGTAACTTACCTTAGAGATAAACTTTTCTCCGCTTTAAAAATTCCTAAAGCGTATTTAGGCTATGAAGGTGAATTGAGTGGTAAAGCTACATTAGCGGCTGAAGATATTCGCTTCGCTCGCACAATTGAGCGTATCCAAAGAATATTGATTAGTGAATTAACTAAGATTGCTTTAGTACACTTATATTCTCAAGGATATGACAATGAACAATTGACAAATTTTGATTTATCATTAACAACCCCATCAATCATTTATGACCAAGAGCGTATTGAATTATTAAAATCAAAGATTGAACTTGCCGGTTCAATTATGGAAAATAATTTAATGCCTACTGATTGGATCTATAATAACTTACTACACTTATCAGAAGACCAAGTATCAGAAATTAGAGATTTACTTGCTGAAGATAAAAAACGTGAATTTAGATTTGAACAAATCAAAGCTGAAGGTAACGACCCAGTAGAATCAGGTCAAGCATATGGTACACCTCACCAATTAGCATCATTGTATGGTAAAGGTAGACAAACATCAAGAACAGATGTACCTAAAGGATATAGTGAAACTGATTCGGATTATCCTGAACAACCAATTCCTGGCAGACCTGAAAAAGGTGTTGATCATTACGACCAAGATAGCAATTTTGGACGTGATAGATTAGGTACACAAGATCTTAAAGGTAAAGGTAAAGATGGTGATGGTATGGACAAATACAACGCTAAAACTCGTGCAAATATTAATACAAGCATGAAATTAGAAGCAGCAAATACCCAAGCCGTTTATCTCCAGAATAAAACTATGTTTGATAATATTAAATCTTCGCGAAAAGTTAACTTATTCGAGCAAAGTAATTTGTTAGACGAGGACAATATCCGCGAGGAAATCAAATAAATTAAATATTTATAATTAGTAGCGTTCTACATTATGAAAGTTAAACATAGTAAATTTAAAAATACTGGGATTTTGTTCGAATTATTAGTACGCCAGATTACGGCGGATTCGATGGCAAACCAAAATTCTAAGGCTTTAGGGCTTATAAAGAAATACTTTATGAACTCTGAGATGGCTAAAGAAAACAAACTTTACCAATCATTAGTTAATTCTGAACAATTAACTGAGCAAAAAGCTAACGTAGTAATATCAACAATATTAGACTTATCGTCGAAAATCGACAGAACTAAGTTAAATAAAGAAAAATTTAATTTAATTAGAGAAATCAAAACATCGTACGATTTCCAAGATTTCTTTAAAGCCAAAATTAATAACTACAAGACATTAGCTTCAATCTACGTATTATTTGAATCTTATACTGATAAGAAATTCAAAAATCCTGAAACAATTATTTCAAGTAAAATTAGCATTTTAGAGCATTTAACAAGAAGTAAAGACTCTGCTAATTTGTCTCCTATTGTAGAAGAATTTTTACAATTAGATAAAGCTAATCGTGTGTTAGTTCAAAAGGTAATGCTTGAAAAATTTAATAAAAAATTTTCTAAGTTAACCGACGAGCAAAAAGAAGTATTACGCGAATATATTCAAAGCGTTTCTGATTCAACTAAATTAAAGTCTTTCTTAGACGAAAAATTTAAAAAAGTAAGATTAGATTTACTCGGATTACAGAAATCAATTGACGAACCTGTAACTAAAATTAAGGTTCAAGAAGTTATAACACTAATTAATCCAATCTTGGAATCTAAGAAGATTAAAGATGAACAAGTATCAGCTTTACTTCAATATCAAGAATTAGTTAACGAACTTAAGCGAGTACATAATGCCTAAGATTAAATTAGTCAAGACAAAAACAAATGAGATGTCCGGAACCGGTGGTTCCGCATCTGCTACTTCGGGCACAGGTGCTCAATATGCTGCTCCAAAAGCATTTCCTAGAGTTGCTAAAGATTACAACAAAACTTTTGGAACACATTTTGCTCCATCTATTCCTAATCGTCCTTCAAAAGCAATTACATATAAAGAATTATGGGAAGTGACTGGTGCTATTACATATAATGTTGCTTATGATAAAGGGACAGGTAGAACTAAAGCAACAAACATCTATAACAAAGGTGGTGAAATTAAACCATTAAAAGAAGCTGATACTTATGATTCTTTAAGAGGTATTTTAAAACAACTAGGTGCTGAAGAAGATTCTATTAAAGTGCTTTTAAAAGCAGTTGAAATGGGAGCTTTAAAACCATCTGAAGCTGTTGATATTATAAAGAAAACAGTTAAACGCGAAAGTACAGACGATGCCGATTATGATAGTGATACAACAGGTGGAGAAGGTTTACAAACACAAAATCCACTACCTGTAAAAGAGGGAACTTGGAAGCTAGGTAGTCCTGATGACATTAGAAATTTTATTAAAATTGTTAATCAAATAAAAGATAAATTTTATAATGTTGTTGGTGATGATGAAGTATTTGATGGTTTAGATAGAGCCGCTTCTCGTGCTGAGGAATTA